GATCACGGCGCGGCCGGTTGAGGCGTGAGGTACACTAGAAAACGGTATGGAGCCATGAGGCCCCGCGCTTGCAGTGTGCGGGGCCTGCTCTTTGACCTGGAATGTTACCGTGCGCATCGCGGTCGGGAAAGTTTTCTGAGAAATCTTGGCCCAGGGGTTGCGGACCGGAGCTGGGCGGGTTAAGGTTGGGGGACAAAGACCAACGATCGAAGGATGCACCATGTCAAGAATTCCCAAACTCCTCGACCTGTTCGCCTGCGCCGGCGGGGCATCAATGGGATACCACATGGCCGGCTTCGAAGTGACCGGAGTCGACATCGAACGACACGACGCATACCCGTTCGAGTTCCATCAGGGAGACGCGATCGTGTTCGTGAAAGAACACGGACACGAATTCGACGCGATCGCGGCTTCACCTCCCTGCCAGGCGTACAGCGTCACCAAGAGTCTGCACACCTCGACGCACGCACAGCTGGTAGAACCCACGCGTGACGCGCTGGCCGGCTCCGGCAAGCCGTACGTGATCGAGAACGTCGTCGGAGCGCCCTTGCGTGACCCCATCCAACTCTGCGGATCCATGTTCGGCCTCCGCGTGCGCCGACACCGTTTGTTCGAAAGCAACGTGCCCCTCGAACAACCCCCTTGCGACCACGCGTGGCAGGACGCCGACCTGGTGTACAACCTCCGCGTGAGCAAGAGCAGGGGACGAACCCGCAGGTCCGGCATCATTCCCGTACACGGTGGGCTGCAAATGCTGTTCGATGACAAGTCGAACACCATGCTGGAGACGCACGCGGTCGGCGCTGCGATGGGCATCGATTGGATGACGAAAGCGGAAATGAACCAGGCGATCCCGCCGGCGTACACGCGCCACATCGGGGCGCAACTCATGCAGTATCTTTCCTGAAAATACTTGCCCCACCCGCTTGCCGCGATGGCAGGCGGGTGTTAGGCTTACGGGGCAAGCAACGATCAACGACGCAAGGACGAGAACATGAAGCTCACGAAGGCGCAGACCCTCGCACTCCAGACCATTGCCGACAACCCCGGTAACGTCGTCGCGATCCTGCGGCTGTCGCAGCTGGGGCACATGCTCAAGATCAACGGCAACGTCGAGACCACGCTCAGCCGATCCGGACTCATCGAAGAGGTTCCCACCGGGCGCACTGTCACCCACAGCGGGGGCACTTGCGCCGTCAACACCTGGGAGCTGACCGCCGCTGGCCGCGCCGCGATCAAGCAGGCGACCGCACCGAAGACCACCCGAAAGGTGAACGTGCGGGCGAACCTCAAGCAGTCCCCCGAAATCAAGCGGACCGAGAAGTCCGGCATGGATTCCCTGCGGGACATGCTCAAGCTGTACTGACCTGGGAGAACAGGAAATCTGAAAATAGTTGACCCACCCCCTTGCAGCTTCTGCGGAGGGGGTGTTAGGCTTATGGAACAACGACGCAACGACGCAACGACGAACGACAGGGGTAAGACCGTGAAGCTTTCATCTGCTCAGACCAAAGCCCTCCAGACCATCGCTGACAACCCGGGCAAGGTCGCGAACAACTGGGAGCGCACCGCAGACCTTCTCACGATCCGGCTGACCACGGGGCAGGCACTCGCGAACGCGGGCCTTATCGACGGCGTACAGAACGATCGATTCATGACCCACACGTATCCGACCGGGCACATGATCAGCGTTCAGCTCGTCACTTGGGAACTTACCGACGCGGGCCGAGAATACCTCGGGATGTAGCAGGACAGGCCCCGGGAAACCGGGGCTTTTCGCTGGCACCATGATGAGAGGATACGAGGATGGACGACAAACTTCCCGGTGAAGAGTACCGCGAGTACCACCGCAGGACCGGCGGCGACTACACCACGTGGCGCTGCCAGGTCGAAGTGGAGGCGGACAACATCATCCGGCAGCACCGCGAAGCATTGACCCCTGATGAACGCGAAGCCGAGAAGCAGCGCGGAACGAAAGCAGTTCGCGAGATCATGGACGAGTGGAACAACATTCGAGCGCAGCTCAGAGACTAATCCAAGAAAGTTCGGCCACCCCCTTGCACCGTAGTGCGAGGGGGTGCTAGAGTTGTCCTTACAAAGACCGACGACGTAAGGACAGCACCATGGACGCCAATCGCGAAATCAAGCCCGGCCGATGCCTCGCCCGCGTTGCCGAGACCGGCAAGAACTTCAAGCAGTGCACCCGCGAGCACGGCCACACCGGAGACCACGAGACCGGCAAGCGCGCAGCCGAGATGTGCACGGCGCAGCCCACGGTGAAGACAGCCGCCATGCGCAACATCACCCCCGCAAAGGCGAAGAACATGCTGATGGGACTCAACAATGAGGCGCTGTCCATGGCGTATGACGAAGCCGTTAGGCAGCTTCCCGGCAAGGAGGTCAGCATGGTTCTCGACTGGATCGGGACCGAACTCGAACGCCGCATGGGCACGGAACTCTACGAGGAATGGCTCATGGACTTCACCGGTGAGGATGACAGTCCGGTTCCCGCTATAGGATACCTGAACCGCAAGTAGCGAAAAGGCCACCCGAGAGGGTGGCCTTTTCGCAGGGGAAACGTGTAAGCGCTTGCCAAACGAGGGTTGGGGTGGGCGCGACGGTTATTTGGGGGCTCTGCGCCCGAGGAGGGCCCAAAAAAGAAAAACCCTTTCAAATCGGACATCAACCCCGGCCACCGCGCCCTCGTCGGCTGTGGTAACCTGGACAAACAACGATTGAGAGGACACACGATGGCTCGTCAAGACGACACGTTCAACAAGGTCATGAAGGGTGTCAACGGCACCAAGGGACTCACCAAGGCGCAGCGCGCCGAGCTTGACAGGCGTCGCGCTAAAGGCGAGGCACAGGCGGCCAACGATCGCCAGCGCAGGGACACACAAAAGAAAGCGAAGGACCGGCGACGCGGTGATGACGGCGTGATCGATACTGGAATGTTCGGATCGTAACCACATAGCTACACACAGGGGCATCCCACCACGGGGTGCCCCTTTGCTATGCCCTGAGAACGTCTCTACGCCCCCGTACCCCAGAACCCTAACCCGTGTAGGCGTACGACCTGTGAGTCCGTCAGCGTGGAGTACAGCCCCGGGAATCGCTATAGACGCCTATCCCCACCGCTCGCGCTGGCAGGATTGCCCCTGGGAATTCCCGGGAATTTCCCGCCCCCAGAGAAACCCCTGGTCACGGAACCGGGATAGCTTTTGAGAAGTGTGGTTCCCGCAAGTAACCACTGTCAAGATTCAAACTTGAGCCTCCCCGACTCAACTCTCAATACCGGGACGTTCCGGGAATTTCCCGCCCATCGACGCATGTCGGGACGAAAGCTCACGCCCGACCTCAGCCAGCGCGGTGCGCAACTCCACCGTGGCCGCTGCCCACTGCTCATCCGTCAATTCGGCCGCCTGTAGGGCCCTCTGGAGGACTGCGGCGATCATCCGCGCCTCAGCCTGCACCGACTCGATGTAACGCTCTGAGAGGCCCGCTGAGACGGCCGCACGGGCCACCTGTGCCCCATGGGCCCGCTCCTCGCGTCCGAGCCGGACCCACTCCCTCAGCTCGCGTCCCGCACGGCTTCGCGCAATCTCGAACTTCTCGGGTTCCCAGTCGTGTTCTTGCGCCTCCAGTTCGGCTTCGCGTTGGATCTCTTTCCCGATCCGCTCTTCAAGCCACAAGATCCGGTACCCCGATCGCCGGACCTCCGACAGGATCGCGTCCCATGGCGCAACGTCGACCTCGCCGTCATGCGGAATCTGCTTTTTCGTGTCCATCAGTGTTTCTCCTGGTCAGCTAGGGGGTGGACTTAGCCGCAAGCCTCTGACCTGCGGGGGGGACTTAGGGGTGGACTTAGCACTTCCGATTTCACCCCCATCTACCTGCGAAAACTCGCCTGGGGTGGACTTGGGGGACTTAAAACGCGGTGTCGCTCCCTATACAAACACAAACAGTAATATATTACTGTTTTTCTCGTATGTAAGTATCTCCTCTTTAAGTCTACCCAAGTCTACCTGTTTTTAGAGTTTTTACTGGTAAGAGAGTCGGCAAGCCTTTTCCATCGGGGTGGACTTGCCGTGGTCAGGACCCCTTTACAAGTCCACCCCAAGTGTTTTTCCAACCCCCTAAGTCCACCCAAGGCTACCCTAATAATACGTACAGCTATCAATCTCTCACCCTAAGATACGTGCATACATCGATACATATCAGCGCCGAAGCCAAAAGGGGTGGACTTAGACGGCTTGGCGAGGCGCTAAGTCCACCCCAGAGACCACCTAAGTCCACCCCCATTTGCGTTAAGTCCCCCTAACGCAGAGTGTGCACAGTCCAGAATTGGACACCTTTCCGCTTCCCTTCTTTGACCACCTGCACATCACCGAACCACCTCCGGTTGCGGTTCCCGAGGAACCTTCCGGCAGTCATGGAGAAAGACCCCGTGGCGAACCCTGTCCACTTGGCCGCCAGCGCGGAGGGCATGACCTCTTCCAGTCCCGGAACCATGTTGAGCGCGTTACCCAGATCTTTCGTGTTCCATTCGGCTTGACCGAAGTGCGCCTTCACCGCGTGGAGGAACGAGCACCACTCGTCATCCTCATCCGACATGACCGGTCTGACGGCCTTCGCGTCGAACTCCTCGCCGAGTCCGGCGTGCTGCAAGATCCCTGACAGCATCTGCCGCCACAGCGCATACGAGTCCGATCCTGTGGCCGGTGGCATCTGCGCCCCCGCGTATAGCCATGAACGGATCACGGTCATGAGCGCCGACAGGTACTCGCCCCGGTGGTCTCCCATCCACTTGACGGGGTTGGCGATGTCGAACCCGGTCCGGTTCTCGGGGTCGGGACCGGCATCGAGCCGAACTTTGAGCACACGCCGCGCCATGTCGCCCCCGATGGACGCATTGTTCCCAGTCAGAATCCACAGCCGGTCGTTCGCGATCGTGGCCTCAGTGTTCCCACCGAGCAACCGGTCGGACCATGTTTCGGCCGTGAGCAGCGCTTCGAGGGACGGCGAGGAGATCATGCCTTTGACGTTGTCGAACACGATGATCCCTTCGGCGCCCAGCAGGGCCGTGGTGATGGTCTTGCGCATCTCGGCTTCTTTGTCCGGCAGCGCACCGCGCAGGGTGCCCCCGTGGAGCTTGCGGAGCATCCCGGCGAGGTAGCCCTTGCCGGACCCCGGTTGGTGCGCCTCAATGATGCCCAATTTGTACGGCCCTGGGGCCAAATAGCGCAGTAGCGGCGTAAACGCCATACCGATCCAATTGGCTTTATCCGCTTCGGTTTCGAACGGGAACTGCGCCACGGGGTACTTGATGAGGGTCGCGGCCTCGAACATGGCTTGCCGCGAAGGCTCTTCGGGGACCGAGATCTTGAGGCCGTCGCCGGGCTGGTACAGCATCTGTGTGACTTCGTCGTAGCCTTCGCGGTCGATGAGATCGCCATCGCCACGGAACAGCGGAATCGAGGTGATACCTGCCAGCTCCCGTGCGTTCGCGAGCCGGTGCACCGCGCCGCACGCGTTCTCAGCAGCGATCAGCGGAAAGTTGGTGTCGCGCACGCCTTTGTCTGTGTGGCGGATGGAGCGGAACGTGTAGTCGATCTCCGCGCGCAGCCTTCGGGCGTCAAGCGGCTGGATAGCGCCTGGGATGACCCGAACCAGCTCCCCGCGACGCTTGTACATGTGGTCCAATTCGCCGACGCCGATCCTCCTGGACAACCACAGGTGCAGCGAGCTGGGCTCGGTGGCGTCGCAGACGGGACGGTCGATGTCCTCGGCCGACGAGTCATTCACACCGTCTGGGACCACCGGTTGTTCATCGTTTGCGCCGCTGTCACCGTTGAAGTCCATGTTTTCGAGCATGGCTTTCGCCCAGTCATCCGATGATCCTGTGGCGTTCGCGTTGTTTGCGGCGTCTGTGTCGGTCATGGTAGTGTTCACCTGCCTTATCTGATCTATGCTGTTGCGCAGCGGCTTGAAGGGCGCAAGTGCCCCGGCTCCTCACCCGAAGCCGGGGCACTGTTGCGTCTAGGTGTTGTCGTTACGGCAGTCCGGGCACAGCGCGATGCACCCGAATCCCGAGAGGTGATCCATGCGCCATCCGAATACGGTTGCCTCTGTGCGAAACACCCTGGTCCCGCACTCATGGCAACGGGACAGCGGCGTGGAGTCGCATTGCGGGCAATCCCCGAATCCCCGGTTCATCTCGTTCACGTCGGGATGCTGGGTGATCTCCGCTTCGATGATCGGCCGTACAGCTGCCACGATATCCCGCGCTAGCTGAAACTCCTTCTGGCAATCGGGATCACCTCCGCACGAGCATTCGGTGCCTGGAACCATGGCACGAACTGCGCGTTCGGCCTCGGTGAGTTCGTTGCTCACTGCGTCCTCGATTCCATGGTGTTGAGCACCGTTTCCTTGCCGCAGGTCTGACACCAGAATTCGTCTGCGGCTTCCCCGTCGAAGGATTGGAGGCCATCAGTCCACTCCGCCCAGCGATCGCAGCCAGGGCAGCGATACTCGGTTTCGGTGCTCATGATCCCCAACGCCTGTCGATGTCGTCCTGAGCTTCGAACGGGTCCAAACCGACCCACGGGTTCGGCTCCTCGGGAATCATGCAATGGCCGCACATGTCGTCCCTGCCTTCGGTGTCGGCATCGTACATGCCTGCGCAGTCGTCACAGGTTCGGTAGTCCGGCATGTCAGCGCCCCTCTTCGAACGGTTTGCGCTGCATGTCCTTCTTGGCGTTGTCGGTGCGCGTCTCTCGCTGCGAATCGCGCCTTGCGGTGCGGTTGTCACGTGCGGTGCGCGTGGTCGGTTCGGCGCGCTCGGGGTTGGGCTGCCGGTTGTGCCAGAGTGCCATCTTCTAGTCCTCTTTCGTGTTGTGGTTCATGCAGCGGCACTGCATGCGCACGCCGGGCGGCGCGGGGATCGCTCGATACGGCCCCCACCGTTCACCATCGAACACTTCGACCTTGCCGTTACGGAGGCGCACGGCCCCCTCTTCGTCAGGAATGGTGTTGTCGTCGCTCATCGTTCATCCTCTTTCGTGTCGTCAACGGGCACCAACCGGTACCCGAGGTTTTCTGCCTGTGCAGACAGCATGACCAGGCGTTGCCTGCGCTTGTCCGCTTCGGTCTTGCCCTTCCACCGTGCTTCGGCTGCGGTGCGAGCGCGGTTGACGCGTTGTTCCTTGTTCATGCGCGTCCCTTAGTGTCCGGATGGGTGCCACTGCGGTTGCAGTGCGCGGCCCAAGGGCTACCTGGGTACTGCGGACGCCCGTCGTTGTGGTGCCACAGTACGCCGTTCTTCCGGAGTGCTATGTACTTGCCACAACCAGGGCACTTCATACGTAGTCGCATGTGTTGCTCCTCTCGTTAGCAAGCATTCTATCACACCCCGCTCGCTTGCCTACCCGCCTCCCACCCGCTTTCAAACGTCCTACGTTGGGATGACTCATCGTCGTTCGCCCCGATCGAGAACATCACGGTCCGAAGCTCCGACCACGCCTCCTCGGCACCCATGGTGCCCATTTTCCCGAGCCGGAACGCGGCCACGTTCAGCTCGTTGTTGCGGGTCCCCGGTGCCGCGTTCCCGAGCCGGTCAAGCACGCGCTCGGCCTCGCGTTCGGCCTGCGCACTGCCAGGTTCGTACTGCGGTTCCGACCGCTCTCCGCGCTCCGGTTTGCGCGTGAGCTTCACGAGCCAATCGGGAGCCGGGACGATAACAGTACTCCGAATACCGCCCCTGGGAACCACTTGGTAGCCGCCGCAGCCGGGAGCTTTCACCAGGCCCCCGATACCGCGCACGTCGATGCCGGGACCGAGGAGGCCGGACGAGTTGTGCACGCCTTTTTGGCGCAAGACCGTTTCGTCCCACCGGAAGTAGAGGTGTGCCCCCCCGGAGGGCGTGGCGACGGTCATCGTGCCGGTGAAGTCGGCAAGAGTGCTGCCGTGCTGCACCGCGAGGTCACGCAGGGAGGCGAAACCGTCGATACCGTTCTTTCGGTCCAGGTCCAGCACCCAGATGCTCGAACTGGGACCCGTGGCGATGCCCACGGGATATCCGGTGAACTCTCCACCGGCCCACCAGGCGTGAACCTGGTCGACTTCGCGCGTTGCCAGCCGCTTCCAGTCTTTGACCGCTGGTCGCTTCGTGCCGTTCATCAAGGGAAACACGCGGAACCCGAGCTGCACGCAGGCGTACGCGACCGCTCCCGTGCTGGGGGCCTGTCCGCCTGCGGCGGTGTCTTCGAAACGGGTGGTTGCCATCCTTCATCCTCTCATCATGGGTCGTTGCTGTTCAATCTTACGCCTGTCTGATACCATTGCGCTAGCAGGGACGACCCGCTGACGATTGACAGACGATCGAAGATGATGAAGGGAAGCAACATGAGCAACACTGACACCAGCACGCTTGACGAACCCCTGGACGTGGTTTCGGACGAGTTCGCGAAGTTCGCTGCTCAAGAGTGCGAGTTCGACGATCCCACCGTGAAGGACTTCACCGTTTCCGGGCAGGTGTTCACCGGCTGGGTACTGGGCTTCGGGTCCTCCCGTCACCGGAACGGGACCCACAATGGACACATGCCTGGTACGACGCTGCCTCGCGGCCAGACGTGCTCGGCCTGCCGGTGGGCTGACGTTGCGATCATGGGCGTGAACACCGACGACAACGTTCCGATGTTCCTGGTACTGACGATCGGCAAGTCCACGATCCCCGGCGAGGATCAGCGCGTATCGACCACGTGGACGCCGGATGCGCTTGAGGTTTTGAAGTCGTTGTACGTCAAGAGCAAGAACGGCCACCCGCCGAAGATCCCGCTCCCGAACGCCACCGCGTTCCGCGCCGCCGCCGCTGTCGACAAGTCGATCGACCGCGTGTTGGAGCGGTTCGAGGACATGGTGCCCCTGGTGCCCGAGGATGACATTTTCGGGTGACACCGACCCCACGTTGCACGATCACGGACACCATGATAGGTTTAGCAAGTCTCTCCAATGCTTTCGGGCAACGGGAAACCGGGAACTTACCTTTCCGGCACGGGGCCCATCTTTCGGAGGGGTGGGATGGGCCCTCAAAATCGTCCCTCACGACAACGATCAAAGACGGAAGGACACACACCATGTCAGACAATACGCGACGTGAGAACGTCATCACTGGTTTCCGCGCGCTCGCCGATTTCCTGGAAAAGTACCCCAATGCGCCACTGCCTGAGTTCGGACGCATCGACGTCACGACTTGCGTGCTTGACGAGGACCAGCACACGGCGCGCACGCGGTTCGGGGACATGAAAAATGCGCTGTACCACGCGGCTCTTACTGAGTACGCAGACTACACAGGTGACCGACGCGAGCACGAAGGCACGCAGCAGCACGAGGTGAATTTGGAGTTCGGCAACGGCTCGGTCGCATACCAGGTGCTGTGGATCGAGAAGACGGAAGAGGTCGAAAACCCGTACCACGAATGCCCCGGTGCTAGCTGCGAGGTCTGCTACCGGGACGAGAAGACGGAAGAGGCAGGACAGTGAACGCAACAGAGCGCACGATCATGATTATCAAGGTCGAGGTTCTGAAAGAGGCTATCGAAGCCTTGACGGAACTCGAAGCCGAACGCGCAACCAAGCCCACCGTTCCCGCGCAGCGCAGCCGGTTCGGCATCAAGGATTCGATCCGGCAGATTCAGGCGATCATCGAAGCGTGCGAAGCGCGGATGGAGAACGGCAACGATGAGTGACGAACCGAAGAGTTTCGAGTACTACATGCGCAAGGCCGATGAGGCGTTGCAGGCTGCAAGCGAGAAGGCGAAAGACGGGTACAACGAATCTGCGAAGTCCTATCTCAATGTCGCGGCTATGTACACCGAGCAGGCGAAGCTCATGAAGGGGCCGATATACTGATGAGTGACGAACTGAAAGACTTCCGTTACTACGCGGACAAGTCCGAATGGCTGTTGTCGTCCAAGCAATTCGACGGAAAACCGTTGAACCACCAGACTGTCATGGTGGAAATGGCTAAGGTCTACGCCGAGCTGGCAAAGGCCGCGCCTAAGACCGAGCCCAAGATGCCGTACGACTGCTCAAACAATTGGCGCCACGGTGAGTACACGTACGTGTGCCAGTTGCGCTACGACCACGACGGACGCCACCGAAACGATGCGGCCGGATTCGTGGAGTGGGACTGGCACAAGGGCACGTCTATGTCAGACGCGCGAGAGGACAACGACTGATGTCAGACGACAAACAGAAATTGAACGGATGCGCCATTGCCGTGATCATCGCGGCAATGCTCGTCATCATCCCGCTCGGAGTCACCGTGTTCTGGATTTTGCTGGAATTCGGGCAGTGGATCAGGAGGCAGTGATGGGACACCTTCTAGTCTCACTGATGCTGGCGTTCATATGCGGCCTTATCACGTTCGCGCTAGGGTATGAGCACCCGTGGCCGCTTATCGTAGGCGTTGCGGGATTTCTACTGTACTGGGGTGTTTGCATTGTCATCCTTGATGCGGATTGGTTCTAGCCGATGTCAACTGAAACCAAGTGCGATGGCTGCGGCGCGAAGCTCGGCACACGTCAGCATCCGAACTGGTGGCATGCGGTGCTCATGGGCGACACGATCCGCAACGGGAACGGGGTCCTCATAGAGAACACGGGACTGTTTGACCGGAGCAGCGCAAACCAGCCCATTCCGATAGACAATGCGGACATGTGCATTCCGTGCATGTCCAAGACCAAAGAGGGTTAGTATGACTGACGGTAAAGAACTCATGACCCCGAGCGAGGTTGCGAAGATGCTCCGTGTCGACCCGAAGACGGTCACGCGATGGGCTGCGCGAGGACTCATCCGAGCGGTCAAAACGCCCGGCGGTCAGAATCGTTTCTTTGCGGATGATATCCGAGCGATTGTCAACGGAGAGAACTAGAGACACGCATCAATTCGGGATCCTTTGGGGTCCCGTTTTGGTTTCAGGTGTAGGATGTTAGATAACCGAGAGGACTGCGAGTGGACAACGGCAGGGTATGCAAGATCGAAGGATGCGAGAGAAAGCATAAGGCGCACGGTTGGTGTAGAACGCACTACGCAAGGTGGCAGAGAACGGGGAACACTGATGACCCGTATTCGGAAACCCCTTACGATCGATTCTGGAAATTTGTTGACGCTGATGGTGATTGCTGGGAGTGGACAGGAGGTAAGAACCCCAACGGATACGGGGTGTTCGCAGCTAAGCACGGAACTACGGTACGACCGCATCGGTTCGCCTGGGAGTCTTTGGTGGGAGAAATTCCCGAAGGGCTTGTAATCGATCATCTATGCAGAAACAGATTGTGTGTGAACCCGGATCATCTAGAGCCGGTCACGCACGCAGAAAACACTAAGCGAGGATTCGCTGGCGTTCTGGCATCAGCTCGTGCCAAAAGAATTACTAAGTGTAAATATGGACACGGATTCACGGAAGAGAACACACTGGTGCATAACGGGAAAAGGGCATGTAAGAAGTGCGCAAAGAAACGTTCTCGCGAGCACTACGAACGACAGCGTGCCTCCTAGATAACGTGTCAGACCCGGTGTCGATGGGGCACCGGGTCTTTCCTATGCTTGGGATACCGTCTCAGCACTTCCTGAGGAATCCGCCGTGTTTTGGTCTGCCCTTTTTATGCTCGGATACACCATGTTCGCCATCGGTACGGGGGTGATCCTGTACAGCACCGTTGCTACCATCATGGGATCACTGCCCGACTCTCGACACCGCGATACCGCCGAAGATGAGATCTGGAGAGATCTGGTCGTCACTGTCGGTATCGCCGCGCTCTGGCCGGTCACGCTGCCACTATGGGTGGCTAGCCGCGTCGTCAACCGTACTGTAGAATCGTAGACACGGGGACCCTTCGGGGTCCCCGAACCTAAGATGAGAGGATGGAATGAACACAGATATGATGATGTGGTCAGCATTCGGGCTGTATTGCCTGTTCGCGTGTATGATAGCTGCGGCTCTTATCAAAGAATCCAAGAGTACCGATGTCGATGTCGACGACAGCCTTCGCCCGTCGCTGTATGTACTGCTGGCGATCACGGCTGCCGGTTGGCCCTTGAGCCTTGCTTGCGTAGCGGTGATTCGCCTAGGTCGGCGGATGTCGCGGAAGAGCTAGCCGCGCCGCTGCGAGTGCGGTAGGATAGAGACACGTACACGGGGGCCCTTCGGGGCTCCCGTTTCAAGACCCAAGATGAGAGGATCAAAGACATGCCTACCCAGCGTAGAGGCAGCAAAATCCACCGCGCCAACGGCCCGTACTGGCCGCTGGGTTTCATCGGTGGCGAGTACTGCGTGAAGTGCGGGCAAGACTGGCCATGCAAGCCTGAGCAGGACAAGAGGTCTCGGAATGCTTGAGGGGGTCCAACTCCACCTGGTCGAGACGATCGAGGACGTGAACGCTTGCCTTGACTGGCTTTCGGGGCTAACCTGCGACCGTATCGGCTTCGACTGCGAGACCACAGGACTTGACAAGATCCACGACAGGCCACGCCTAGTGCAATTCGGCGACCGGTTCCAGGGATGGGCCATCCCCGTTGACCGCTGGTACGGACTGATTCAGGAGATTGTGTCGCGATGGTCGCGCATGGGCCGCTTCGTGGGCCACAACTCCTGGTTCGATGTGCGCCACCTGGCGAACATCGGTATCACCGTTCCCGCACACCTGGTGGACGATACGATGCCGCTCGCACACATCGCCGACTCAACGGTTTCGATCGGGCTCAAGCAGCAGTGCGCCAAGCACATCGACGCACGCGCCGCTGCGATGCAGTCGCAGCTTGACCAGGTCATGCACTCCGGTGGCTACACGTGGCGAACGATCCCGATCACGGCCACCGGTCCGTGCGCCGTGTACTGGGTGTACGGGGCTCTTGACCCTGTGTTGACCGTCCGGCTGTGGGAGCACCACGCGCCGAACGTCCTGCCTACCGCCTCTAAGGCGTACGACATTGAGGTAGCTACGGGGAACCTGACTGACCGCATGGAAGTGAAGGGAGTTGCTTGCGACCGCGAATACACGCAGGAACGCCGCAACGAGCTGACGCGACTGCACGACGACCTCACCAGGCGCGGACATGACGAGTTCGGGGTGAATCTCGGTTCGTCACAACAGGTCATTGACAGGCTCATCGAGGATGAGGTGCCACTCTGGAAGCGGACCGATGGCGGGGCATGGTCGCTGGACAAGTTCGCACTTGAGGGCATCGACCACCCGTTGGTGCAGTTGTTGCAGTACCGTTCGAAGGCCGAGAAAATCAACTCTGTGTATCTGAAACGATTCTTGCAGTACTCGGAGTACGACGGCCGTATCCACCCTTCGATTAACCCGCTCGGGTTCAATGAGCAGAAGGCGGGGGCGTTCGGTGTCAAGACGTCGCGCATGTCGATGAGCGAGCCGAACTTGCAGCAACTCACACGCGTCAACGCCGATGACCCGTTGAGCATGATAGCGCGCAACTGCATCGTTGCCTCACCTGGTCACACGCTGTTGCTGTTCGATTTCGACCAGATCGAAATGCGCATCATGACGCACCTCTCGAAAGATCCCGGGCTGTATGAGGCGTTCGCGTCGGATGAAGACTTCTTCGTGACGCTCACGCGGAAGGTGTATCAGGACGAGACGATCACGAAAAAGGACCCGAGGAGAAACGTTACGAAGTCGTACGGTTACGCCACGATCTACGGTTCGGGAAATGACACCCTCGCGACCACGACGAAACGACCGCTCGCCGAAATCGAGCAGCTGTCACGAGACTTCGCGAACAGCTACCCCGGTGTGCCCGCCTTCCAGAATGCTATTCAGCAGGTTGCCAGGCAGCGGTACAGAGATGAAGGGGTTGGATACGTGATCTCACCGCTTACCGGACGCCGGTCGCTGTGCCACAATCCGAACCTTATGTATCAGCTGGTCAACCACCAAATCCAAAAGATGGCGGCGGAGATCATGAAGATGAAGCTCCTGGAACTCGACGCCGCAGGGCTCGGCGATTACCTCGCACTGGTCGTGCACGATGAGGCTATCGCTGATGTACCGGACGATGAGGTTCAGGATGCGATCGCGACCATGCAAGACGTGATGAACGACGACAGCCTGTTGTCTCTGCCGCTCACTGCGGGTGGGGCGACAGCTAAGCGCTGGGCGATGAAGTCCGAGTTGTGATGCTGTACAATTGACAGTATGAAACCAAAGTGTGCAGTAGCTGAGTGTCGTAAACCCAGTGAGACGCGGGGGTGGTGCAGCATCCATTACCGCAGGTGGAAGGCGCACGGTGACCCAAACAAAACCCTTAGACCGCAGCTAGTGAAGGGCACTGTAAAGGTCCGTTTCTGGTCAAAGATTGCGCTACCCAATGCGGATGGTTGTATGATTTGGCTTGATTCAACCGACAAAGGGGGATATGGGGTTTTTCGACTAGGAAACCGGCAAATTCGCGTACATCGTCTTGCTTACGAACTGTTGGTAGGTCCGATCCCTGACGAAATGGTGCTTGATCATGTGCGCGCATGGGGTTGCGCTGACAAACGTTGCTGCAACCCCGACCACCTTGAGCCAGTCACCACCGCTGAAAACACTAGGCGCAGTGGGGCATGGGAGCACAACGCAAAAAAGACACACTGCAAGTACGGACACCCATACGACGAAAAGAACACAAGATATACAAAAGGGAAATCGGGCATTCAGCGCGGGTGCAAAAAGTGCGATGCTCGCCGACACATGGAAAAACGATGGGGAAAAACGATGGGGAAAGATTAATGAGTAACGAATACGTGATTATCGGTATCGACCCCGGTCTCACGACAGGTGTGTTCACCTATGGGAGCCCGAACCTGTTTGGATATCCTTCTAACACGTGGCCTGCACAAATGCCCGCGTCCGAGGTGCCTAGGTACCTTCGCACGGCCGTGGTAGATGCTACGGATCACGTTGGATTCAGGGATGTGCACGTGGCTGTGGAGCGGTACATCATCACACCGAAGACTGCGAAACTCTCACAGCAGACCGATGCGCTTGAGGTGACCGGCATGGCGAAAGCGATTATGGCGATGTATGCGGCTACCGACGTTCGCCAGTACGCGAAGGCGAACCTCAAGTTTGCCTCAGATGACATGCTCAAGGCTGTCGGGTGGTACTCACCGAAGCTGCGTCACGCCAACGACGCTGCCCGACAGGCGTTCGCACTCCTCAAGGACGTGGACTATCCCCGCTGGTCAGAACTGGTGCGGGATGCTAGTATGGAACCTACGACGGAAGGATGAAGGATGAATGAGATCTATGCCGAGCTGGGCGAAGACGACCGGATTACCCTGTTCAGTCGCAAGGCGAACGGTGAGCACGACGAAACGCTCTGGAATGACTCGTATCAGATCAAGATGATCCCAGGCAAGAAGTGGGACCGCAAGGCGAAGCGCTGGACGCTCCCGAAGTCCTACGCGGCGTGCATCGTGCTGCGAGAACTATTCGGCGATCGGATCGTGGTCGAACCCGAGCTTGCCGCTTGGGCCCGTTCGGAGCGTGCACGGCGTGACGAAGTGCTGTCACTGCGTGAAGCATTGTCGATTGACGGTACCTCCGAGTTCGCCAACGACCACGATGCCGACCTGTTCCCGTTTCAGATTCCAGGGCGTGACTTTCTGGTCAAAGCACGCCTAGTGCTGCTCGGTGACCATATGGGTACGGGCAAGACTTTTCAGACCCTTGCGGGTATTCGAGCAGTTGACAGCATCGGAGACGCATACCCCGCACTAGTCGTCTGCCCCAACTCCCTGAAACGGAACTGGGAACGCGAGATCAAGCGGTGGCTGCCCGAGGCGAACCCGTTCGTGATCCAGGGAAGCGCCGCGAAGCGCCGCGTGCAGATCACCGAAGCGGCTGAGACTGACAACGCGATCATCATCGTGAACATTGAAGCGATGAAAATACACTCCCGTCTGTCCCCGTACGGTTCGACGCGCCTGAAACGCTGCATGGAGTGCGAGACGAAGACGCAACCCGGCACGCCGGACCTGAAAGAGTCCGCCTGCGAGGTGCACGAGAAGGAACTCAACCGCATCCCGTTCCGGGTGTGTGTGCTCGATGAGGCGCACCGGGTCAAAGATCCGAACGCCATGCAGACGCGCGCTATCTGGAACGTGTTTCACGGGCCTACGGTCGAATACCGCTGGGCGCTCACGGGAACGCCTGTGGCGAACCACCCCGGTGACCTGTGGAGCATCATGCACGCGGTTGACCCGCTCACGTGGCCTGCGAAGTCGGCCTTCATCGACCGGTACGCGCAGCTTGAATACAGCCATTTCGGGCCTATGCAAATTGTGGGCTTGAACCAGGAGCACAAAGAGGAGTTCTTCAAAATCCTTGACCCGCACTTCCGGCGAATGATCAAGGCGGATGTCCTCAAGCAGTTGCCTGACAAGGTGTTCATGCGACGTGATGTCGAGATGAGCCCCAAGCAGGCGAAGGCATACAAGGACATTGCCGAGCAACTGGTGACCGTACTGGAAGACGGAACGGTCCTCGTCGCCAACGGGAACCTTGCAGGGGCCACCCGGTTGCTGCAATTCGCTTCCGCCTACTGCGAGGTTGACCATGGGGAAACTCCTGATGACCCCGCCACGTGGCTTGTGTCGCTTACCGACAGCCCGAAGTCCTCGAAGATCGATGAACTCATGTCGATTATCGAAGACAACCCGGGCAAGCCGCTCGTGATCGCCGCTGAACACCGGCAACTGATCGACCTGGCAGCAGCCCGTATGACCGACGCTGGTATCCCGTTCGCTCGGGTGACCGGAGGAATTTCGGCTGATGAGCGGGACGCTGCGGTTCAGGCGTTCCAGGACGGCAAGATTGACTACATCCTGTTCACCTACAAAGCCGGTGGGGTCGGTCTCAACCTCACGCGCGCTGACACCATGGTGCGCCTCCAGAGAAGTTGGAGCCTCATCGACAATAACCAGGGTGTCGACCGTATCCACCGGATCGGATCCGAGGTGCATGAAAAGGTGACCATCATTGACCTCGTAGCCGCTGACACGATCGAAGAAACGCAGCTCGAAAGGCTGTATGAGAAGGCCGAACGACTGGAGGAGATCGTGCGTGACCGCGCTAAGCTCGTCGCGCTCGGCAAGACCACCGATGATCTGGACGCGGAAGCGTCCAAGATCGAAGCAACCTGATTGATGGGAGCATGATGCCGCCAAGCATGAGATATGACGACCCCAAGGCAACACCCGAGTACATCGCCAAAGAGAAGAAACGCAAGCGCATCGCGAACCTGAAAGTGTTCGTGGAGCGATGGTCGCCTAGGTTCGAGGCCGAAGTGAGAGAGGAGAGGGAACATGAGGCGATTCAGCCAGAGTGAGTTTAAGACGTTCGCCTGTGCCAGACGTTGGTGGTTGAGTGACTACCGCAGGCTGGCACCGGCTTCGTTCAACCCTTCCGGTCCGCTCAAGTCCGGTAGCCGAGTGCACACCGCATTGGAGGTTTTCTACGGTCCCGAACCTGAGACGTATCTCGACGTTCTCAAAGCCGCACAGGATGCCGACTGGCAGGCGTATCTGGAGAACTGCACCGAACTGGGTGTGTACCCCGATGTCGAAGTGTCGAAGGCGTTCGAGAAAGACTGCGAGCTGGAACGCGCGATGCTGGAAGGCTATGCCGGTTGGATTGCCGAATCAGGGGTTGACGCCGGTATCGAGTTCACCGCGATTGAGGAGATCGTTTCGGTTCGCGGCTCTGACTTCGCGCCTGAGATCGTGGAGCGGTTTGGAGAGTTCGAAGTCGTTGGCAAGCTGGACGCTCGCGTGCTCAGGCTCATGGACGGCGCGCGGAAGTTCGTTGACCACAAGACGGCTGCGAGCCTGACCTCAGCACTTGCGACGCTGCACATGAACTCGCAGATGCTGCACTACGCGTGGCTTGAGCGCATGACGCAACCGACAGGCACGTGGAGTGACGGTGCGTTGTACAACGTGCTCAAGAAGGTCAAGCGCGGCAAGCAGGCGAAACCGCCGTTCTATGACCGGTTCGAGGTCAACCACAACGACGACCAGATCGTGTCCTACGAGCTGCATATGAAGCGCAAGATCACGAAGATATTCGAGCTTGAGGCGTTGCTCAAAGACGCTACGGTCGAAGAGCAGGCGCACATTGCCGAGCCGAGCCCGGACGACTCATGTTCTTGGAAGTGCCAGTTCTTCACACTGTGCCCGATGTTCGATGACGGCTCCCGTGCGGAGGACATGGTACGCGAGGAGTTCACCGAGCGTGACCCACTTGCCAGGTATGCGGAAGGTGTCAACAATGCGTGAGTCATGGCCGAACAAAGAGGCGTTCGATATCGGATGCTCCCGTGACTGCCGGATAGAGCACAGTTACCAGTGGGGCCGGTGCGATCTTGCAGTACCGCCAAGACCAAAGTTGAACCTGTATTCCTTCGAAACGTTCACCGCCTCTGACGGAAACGAATCGATGAAGTACCGTGAAGTCACAGAATCGGAAGTTCTGGACATGATCGAGCGGTACCGAGCGGACACAGATGAGGCGTGATATAATTCAGACCTAGGACAAAGGGAAAGGATGCAATGACACAAGACCGAAACCCGCGCCACAACGCGACGTTTTTGGTGTATGCCGAAACCAAGCGCGGGAAGTCGACGCTTGGTGCGAGCTGCCCAGGGCCGGTGCTCGCACTCGACGCGGAAGGAAGCTGGAACGCGTTCGAGGGGCGTAAGAACCCGAACAACCCTGACCAGCCCTACCGCGTCGTGTGGTGGGACCCGAAGGAAGCACCACCGAAGGCGGACGGGACCTGGGATATCTGCGTGGTCGACGTGCTTCGATGGGAGACCGTTGAACAGGTGATCGGCTGGACTATCCAGCCCGACCACCCGTTCCAGTCGATCGTGGTCGACTCGGTGACGCAGCTCCAGAAACGATGCAAGGAAGCGCTGCCCGGTTTCCAGTCCGGTAACCAGCAGTACTCTGACTGGGGCCAGCTCTTGACCCGCATGTCCGAGAAGGTGCAGCGGTTCCGGGACATGGTGAAGGACGTGCGCAACCCATTCCGGGTAGCGGTGTTCACGGCCGAGGGTGACCTTCGCGCGGACGGGAAGTACGTTCCTAACATGGAAGGCGCGCTGCGCAAGGGCATCGCCTATTGGATGAACACCACAGCGTGCCTCACGGTCAAGCAGGTGCCGAACGCGGATGGGATCATCGCCGCTGACAGCCCGCTGGTTCGCTCGCTCATGGTGAAGCCGAACCCGAACTACATCACCGGTTCGCACTTCGAGGACCGATTCACCACCAACTCCATTGAAAACCCCAACATCACCGAGATGATGGGCCAGATCTTCCCCGGCTTCAAGTCGGAGTAAGGAACACATCATGACTACTGTCCCGTGGGATGTCCTGGTCGCCAAGGCCAAGGAGAACGGACACACCGAGGTCGCCCCGGTGGGCGTATACCAATGCCGTATCGAGTCGGCCGAAGCCGGGGAGAACCAGAACGGTAACGCTTTCATCGAGACGCGTCTCAAGATCACCGAGGGCGAACACGCCGGTAAGCGTCCTACGACGTTTTACCACAAGATCTACCAGACCGAAAAGACCGTGAACATCTTCATGCAGAACATGAAGGCGTTCGGCATCACGGACGAAACTGTTCTGCAGCAGCGGCCCACCCTTGACCAGGTGGCGCGGGCGATCATCGGCAAGACGGTGACTGTCAAGACCAAAGTTGCCACGGACAACCGGAAGAACAACGAGGTCAAGATGGATCGCGAGGGCAACCCCCAGGTTGAAGTGAACTGGTCTTTCAGCGCTCCGCGTGACGGCGCTATCGCGGTGACCGAGTTCCCGCCCGTTGGCGGTGGCCACGTCGGCACTAACGCCAGTACGCACGCCGGTGCGATCGACCCCGGTTTCTAAACACCCAAGGGGCTCCCCAACCGGGAGCCCCTTTCACTCTTTGGAGGTACCATCATGTACGTGGCGACAAACCGACAGAAAAAGAACGCGTTCGAGAAACGCGCGGAGATGCAGCGGAAGGCGGCGGAACCAGCTCCCAAGTCTGCGCCTCGCGCGACTCCCACCCCGGTAGCGGAGCCGAAACCGGACCTCGAAGCGATGAAAGCTGCGGCTGCGGAAGCGGCTGCACTCGTCCACGCGGGCGACCCGGAAACGATGGTCGCTGATTTCGAAGCCGAGACCGCGTTTGCACTGGAGGACCCTGAGCGGGCAGCGGCACTGCGAGCCGCAGTAATCGAACCCGAACCCGAGCCCAAGCGAGGCCGCCCGATGTCTGCCGCCGTGGCGAAGCGGAACGCGACGATCCTTCAGCTCCTCGCAGAGAACCCCGAAGGGCTCTCGAAGCCCCAGCTCGCTACGGAACTCAAGGAGAAGGAGGCGAACGTGTACACGTCACTGCGTCGTCTCCAGAGTGACGGGAAGGTTCGCACGGAGAACACCGAAGGCACCAAGTACCTGTGGTACCTGGTCTGATCTGCGGAAACGTTCAGGGGGTACCCCGGTGTTGACAGCATCGGGGGCACCTGTTAGGGTTAGTACATCGCAAGGAAGACCAACGATCAAAGGACACACATGCAGACATTCATCGGAATCCTGTTGATCACTGTTGCGCTCTTGGGAGCGTCTGCGCTGGCTGTGTTCATACTCGCACCCTGCGGAGACGCACTCGACCACGACAACCGTCGCCGAAGCGGCAAGGGGAACAATTGCGGTTGTCCTCTCGCCTAGCGGCAAGTAAGATCAAGTCCGGGCTTCGGTCCGGCACATAGCGCGGTAGAGGAGCTCGGTTGTCCTCGCAGCCCTCATAAGGCTGAGATCGTGAGTTCAAATCTCACTCGCGCGACGGTGTGTTTAGTCCGTACACCACAAGTCGACAGCGCTTGACCAGCGTCACGGACTCAGGTTCGGTCGGGTAGCTCCCGACGCGGGCACAAAGGCCCCGAGTGGTTTCGGGGTAGTGCTGTTAGCTCAGTCTGGCAGAGTAGCAGGGTCAAACCTGTGGTCCGGGGTTCGAATCCCCGACAGCACTCGAATGCGGTACCGGCTTCGAAACGGGGCACGGACATAGACGAACTTGCTGAAAACGTCGTGTCAGTGTTTGCAGCTTCTGAAGGGACCTCGGAAGCGTTACCTTCCGGGGTGTGGGCGACGATCGTAACGGGTCGGGTGTTCACCAAAATAGGGGGACTCGGATGGAGATCCGTAGTCTTAAACGACATCTGGTCATGTGCCCCGCTAGCACCGTTAGCTCAGTGGAACGAGCGGCTGTCTTACAAACAGCGGGTCGGGGGTTCGACTCCCTCACGGTGTACGAAGGTCGGTAGCTCAATGGTAGAGCCCCAGGCGCTTCGTCAACGGGTGAGTTCCGGGTTCGAGTCCCGGCCGGTCTTCAAAAGCGGGTCCTCTCTTGAGGGCCCGCTTTCTTTCGTGCTATGGTGGGAGTCCCCCAAGATGAAGGACGAATGATGATGGAAGATTTCACGTCAACCCCCGAAGGCGCACTCCTGAGCTCGTGCGCGCTCGGCGCGATCATGCTCGCGCTCATCCTTTGGCGCACCTCGCAGGGCGCGCGCGCGCGCGCATCAGAACGCGCGCGCATCTGGGGCGAACTCAAGCGTCCCGAGCTGGAAGCGCGCGCGCAGCGCAAGGCGGACGCGCGCGCATCAGGAGCGCGCGCGGACGCGCGCTTGCGCATCACGCTAATGAGCGCGGTCGCGCTCGTTGCGCTCGCGGCAACGAACCTGAGCGCGCACGCGACGATCACCGCTATCCAGCGCATCGGCCTCACCTCGGTTGATGCCGCTATCTCGGCTGTGATCGTCTTCGAAGCATGGCTTGCGATCCTCGGGGCGTTGTCCCTGCGGCACATGACGCGAGGTGAAGGATTCAACCGGTACGAAGCCGGTGTATGGACAATGGCGTCCCTCATGGGCGTGATCGCATGGTGGGGCGGAGAGAGCCCCATCTTCGCGCTGTGGCCGCTCCTGGCTGCCGTCGCGTGGCACGTGGTCATTACCTTTGGCAGGCCGCACAAGCCGTCCTCTCTGGTCACCTGGTGGCGTTTGAAGCGTGGTAAGGCGACCTCGCGGGACGCGAACACCGTACTCACTGAACGCCTTATCACGCTCATCGTCAACACGGGATACGCGGCGAACGTCGGACCGAAGATCGCGCGCGGTTTTTACGCGCGCGCATACGACCGCGCGTGGGCGCGCGCGGACGCGCTCGGCATCCTCACGCCGGAAGTGCGCGCGCGCATTCAGACGCGCATCGCCGCGCGCTACGTCGGTGCGCGCGCACTCGCTCCCGAAGCGGTCGCGCACATGAATCCTTGGAATGAGCGCGCATCGATGAGCGCGCGCACGCACGCGCGCGCTGTGCGCCCGGTGAGCGCGCCCCCCGCGCGCGCACTCGAAGTGAGCGCGCATGTTCCCGAGGATGCGCGCGCGCTCACTGAGGACCCGCACGCATCGGAAGAGTTGCGCGCGCCTTCGCGCACCACGGGTACGCGCACGAAGGACGACATGATCGCTGCGATCGATGCTGAGGATATCCCCGCAGAGGTGAAGGCGAGCATGCAGGAATTCGTAGCCACCACGGGCAAGCTCCCCTCGCAGAAATGGATCGCAAGCGCGACAGGCAAGTCCATCGGTCACGCGGGCAAGTGGCTCACTCCGGTGCGCAAGGCACTCGGGTACTAGCGGCACAGTGACCGGCACACCCTTGGGGAAGGTGTGCCGGGAACGTGCAGGTAGCACACCCACCGGCACACCGCTAAACCCCGGTTGACCTGCGAAAACACTGTTTCGGCACACTGGCACGGTGTGCCGAGAGCACCGCTCTCAAAGTGTTTTCGCAGGTCACCGCGACCACGTGAACACCCCGCCTGGTGTGCTGTGCCGTGCCGGTGTACAATTAATTAATGAATCAAGATCAAGATGAGAGGACGAATTCATGATCGAAACCGCTATTGACCAGACCGCTGGTGGCCTCGCTATCGCGTTTTTCGCGCTGGCGTGGTGGACGAATCGCAAGGGCTCAAGCAAGATCGCAGGTATCACGGCTGTCATCTTCGCAATCATCGGATCGGGGCTGCTGTATGCGGCTCCGTGGTCGCTAGGGATGGCTAACCTCACGGCTTCGGTGCTCGGCATGTTCGGGAATGTCCCCGTGCACCCGATAATGACGATCATCTGCTTTGCGCTGATGCTGGGCGTTATCTACGACCTGTACGACGACCCCACGTACAACGCCGGGGCCGTGTGGGCCCTGATCTTCGCGCCGATCATGGCGCGCGGTGCTGCCGGTTCGGTCGGATCGTTCCTTGAGCAGCTGTTCGGGGGGGCGTCCATGGCGTTTCTCGAAGCTGTGAAGCAGATGTTCGGTGCTTGACATGACCGACAACAACACGCGCGCATTGACGCGCACGGCGCGCGCCTCGTGGGGTTACACCCTGCGCGGCGCGCGCGCGCTCATGAATGACGCCGCGCATTGGGCGCGCGCGGAGGGTATTGAGGCGCACATCCGGGAGCGCGATGCGCGCGCACTCAGCGCGCAGCACCAACGGGCGATGCGCGCGCACGCGCGCACTCCCAAGAACCGACGCGCGCACACTCCTCCCCCTGCGCGCGCGCACGCGATCACGGACATTGAGGTGAATGCGCGCGCGTTCGGTACGCGCGCGTTTCGATGCGCGATCACGCTCGCAGTTCCCGCGTGCGCGCTCATCGTTCCCCCATGGATGCTCATCGAAGGCAGTCCCGGTGCGCTCCTCATGTGGCCTGCCGCGTACGGGTACCTGGCGTGGAATGGGTGGATGCACCGCACCGAGGATGTTATCGAAGACGACAACGACGACGAGACCCAAACCCCTGACACCACCGTTGCGCTCCCAGCGGCGTCGATCTTCGTTCCACGGCGGGGCACGGGGCTCGCACCTACGGCACAGGAATCAGCGATCATCGACCGTATCCACAATTGGGAGTCCAGCGCGGCCGAGCGCAAGCTCACCGAGGTTATCCCCGGTGCGCCCACCATTGATGAGTCCGGCATTCTCATTCCCGTGACGTTTGCTGGCACGTGGACGCCCGCCCGTCTCGACGCCAATGCAGATCAAGTGCGCGCACTGCTCGCGATCCCTGATGAGGTGCGCACTGAGATCAAACCAGGAGGTACCGCAGACCGGTCAGTGATCCGCGTGCGTACCCGCATCCGTGAACTTGACCTGCGCTGGACACCCGAGCGCGAAGGCATCGGCCTCAATGCCGACACAGGCGAAGTGGTCGACGTTGACGATGACGACCGAGTTCTCACCGCTGGTATCACGGGTGCGGGCAAGTCAGTAGCGTTGCGCGTGCTCATGGCGAAGGCGCTCAAGCGACCGCACACAGCGCTGGTCATTCTCGACGTGAAGACGGACGGGGCGCTGTGGTCGCACGTGGCACGCGTCGAACACGAGCCGGAAGGGATGCAAAGTGTTGTCGATGACCTGATCACAGAGATGAAAGAACGTGAGACGATCATGCGTGCGAACAACCTGGACAAGTGGGAACCCACGGCTGAACGCCCACGCATCGTCGTCGTTGTCGATGAGGGTGCCGAATTCATGCTCAGCGCGCCTGACGCTGTGGAAGGCACACGTTCACTCGCCATGCGCGCACGGTCGACGGCGATCATCCTCAAGTGGGCCACGCAGAAACCCACGAAGACCGGACCAGGCAAGGGACTCGATTCCGCTACATCGGGAATGCTCGGCACCAAAATCTGTATGGCCGTGGCATCGCAGATGGAGACGAGAACCGTCCTCGGGGAGGAGGCAACCGGGGAGGGCTGGCACGCGGAAAACCTCCCTAAAGGCGGCTGGGCGCTTATCCAGGTGCAGGGTGAGGACCGGAAACCCGATCCCGTGCGGTTCTGGTTCATGACGAAAGAAGACGTGAAGGCCCTGGAGCCGCGTTCGCCGTGGCGTAGGGCTAAGTCGAATCCCCCGGTGGTCGACGCGAAAGACGCCCTCGTGACTGCTCTTGAGCTGTCTGAGGGGCTGAACGGAGTGTCAACGGTCCGGCTCGCTATCGCGCTTGGGATCGCTGACACCGAGGTGCACGTGCGTATGCGCGTGCACGGGGTGACTCCCGAGCCGAACGCCTTTGCCATGGGCAACGGTGAGAAGGCACGAGGATACCGCAGAGATAAGCTTGAGGCTGCGTTCA